TGCTGCTGCCTCTAACTCTAAAAACTGATTGTAAGTTACCTTCTCCGTAGAGTCAGGATGGAAATAAATTCTGTCTTTACTACCCGAATCCGTCCCAGTACCGAATGTACCAGTGTTAGGATTATAGTTGCCAAAACCACCAGTTTCTTCATTGAAACCACCCATATCCCCCGCGTAATAACTCCTTAGTCCGGTCATGGGATCGATGTGGCCTGTCGTATTCGGCAGGGAGGCGAGAAGCGATTCCTCCATCGAATTCACCATGACCGGTTTATGCATCTGGCCTGAGATGTTCTGGCCTTCAGACTTAGCACGGTAGATCTGGAGAAGTTCCTGCAGCTCCTCCGGTTTCATGTTTTGCAGGATTTGAAAGTTTTCCATCAGATCAGTTTTTGTTTAGGAAGTTTCGCATAGGTATTTCTCATGCCGACTTCAAGCATCAGATTCGTGATCGAGTAGGCCTGACCAGGATCGGAGCTCACGGTATCAGAAAACTGGAAACGCACGGCGTCGCATTTCTGGCGGGCGAGATGGCAATTGAATTGATAAACGCCATCAGCAACCAGGTTCGTTCCCGCTCCATAATATTCGGACCCATATGGGCTTTCGTCGCCGTATTCATTTAAGCCGGTTGCATCTGCAAAATTGAATGTGTGCTTTTCATTGAAAAACTGCTCGAAGTTATATGCGACGCGGGTTTCCAGTGTGTGGTTCGATTTATAATCTCCCAATACAAGGGCTCGCCTGACCCGTTGCAGCCCCTGGATTGATCCGGGCTTGATCCAGGCCGTCGTCAGCTTCAGCTGGATCGATGCATCAACGTCCTTGAAGTTTGTTGTGCTTTCCTTGTAGACCATGCCCCCGGAGGTTCTCAGATAACAATAGGTGTTATTCGCTTTCCAGTTGACCGCCCCGGTGCCTGAGTGATTCGTAAACGTGGACCATTTTCCATAATAATAATCGTATACCAGCGCGGGTCCTGCATCGGTTGTGAATCGGACCTGGGATTGATCAGAAAGCATCACGGCTGACGTGATCGTCTCCGAATTGTACGCTTCGACAGCTGCTCCGATGTATGCAGTCTTGAGGGAACGGTCGAGGAGATAGATTCCTTTTTGACTCATAAACATAACCCCAAGTGGAGTCAGAACAACTGAATCGACCGTCGTGCAGCCGACGTCTCCGGTTACCAGCTGAGGCTCTGAAAAAGAATTCTGCAGGCCTGCATCGGTTGGTCCTTCTCCAGTGATGTAGAAAATGCGGCTGGGTTCGAAAATCACGAGTTTCTCATCCATCTCAACCAGGGCTGTCACCCGCTCGGCGCGGTTCATGACTATGGAGAAGAAGTCTGAAAAAGAGACCGGCTGCTTTGCTTGGCGTTTTTTCGAATAATAAAGCAGCTTCGGGTTTTCCGAGCTCACGGCAAAGATTCGATTATTGAAGGATCCCAGTACGCTGGTGGCTGGAGGGGCGATGTTCTCAACGATTCCGCCATTGGTATAAAGCATTTCCTTGGTGATGAGAGCTCCATCCGCGATCGCTCCTGCATCTGCCAGACTGACCGAATTCTGTGCCGTATCGTTTGCCACCTCGCCGACTTTATAATAGAGGCTCCCGGTCGTTATAGTCCGGTAGACTTCACATGAAACTGCCGGATGCTCGGTCAATCTAAGGGTCGGGATTGTGAGCGTCACCGTGCTCGATCCGCCGGTCGGGGTAGCCTCTAGCGGGATACTCGGAGCTGATCGATGGATTTGACCGCGGGCATCGGTATGAGTGTAGATCACCCGATAATTGTAAGTCCCTGCTGCCAGGGATCCGCTGGAATTGTTGGTCGATTGAGAGACGTTTTCCGGGTAGAGATGGAAACCGTGTTCCTCGATCACCTGGCTGTCGTATGCCGAGACAAATCCCCCGGCGATATGAAGATTTTCCCCGAGCTCCAGACCTAGAAATGAATCAGATTTTGTAAAATCGACAGTCGAGAGACTGAGACCTTTGAGGGAATAAATATCATTATCCTCAGAAACCAGGCGTGTCTTGACCTGGACCGGCATTTTCCAGATCCCAGTACTTGCGTCGTCGGTTACAGCTGACAAAACACTTTTGGCCTGCAACCCTCCTGCGATTCCTTGCTGCAGTTTCGCAACGATCAGACCGGTTCCATCAAGCAGGAAAAAAGTGGACTGCAGAGTCGATGCATGGACCGCAAGGAAATAAGTTTTTGAATTATAATAAAATGCTTTTGATGCCAATCCGACCGAGCGTTTCAGAACCGTGACCGATCCCAAGCTGCCGCTATCTATCCCGGTTATATCGTAGGTTGCTGTTTTAATTAGGCGATCATAATCGTTTGAAGCATAATGCTCCCATAAAAAGACCACATCTCCAGCCGAGTCCCGTTGCATTGTCACACGAGGGATCAAGGTTGCAGAGGCTTCGATTGTCACCAGACTGCCAACCAGGGTCAGATCAAAATTCAAACGTGCCAACTTCAGCCCGCTGCTGTCTGAATTCTTTGAGTAGGCTACATAAATGTCATTGTCATACAGATCCGAGGCATCATGGTAGATGGCCAGACTATCCTCTGGAGAAGTTCCGGCTATTGCAGATGCTGAAACATATCCATTCAACGTGGTTCCAGTGGCACCATCCTGGGTGATATAGGCTACGGTGATGGTCCCTGAAGAATCTGCATATGCAAACAAACCAGCATTATCAGAGTATGTAATGACATCCAACTGTTGGGCGCTCGTTGCTGCATTTGTTGCCAGATCCGTTGCAGAGGCAAAAGCCGTTGGATCAGTTCCATCCAGCTGCGTGATTTTTACATTATTTGAACTGGTGTCGATGTAGACAATGCCCAACTGCTGGTTCAGTTCGATGCATCGTGGAAGGATCCCATTGGCAGAAATCGAAGTATTGTTCTGAAGAATTGCACCCGAAACTCCATCGATGACTGACGCCCTCACTCCGCCTTGAGTATCCTCCCAGGCTATACAGTAAAGCCCCGCGCCATAAGCAATGTCTGGATTACTCTGTTCATATTCATTACGGATGATGTCATCAGAGGAGATATTAACCGAAAGACTGCCGCCTTTGTTGACCCATTCTTCCCTGCCGTTTACATAAGAATAGAGGTTTGAATCACTGAAAAGGAGAAGTTCATTCTGGAATTTACTGAGTGCATCCCCAGAGGAAATCGCAGAGGTGCTGCCTGAAACGGAAGAAGATAGTTTTGAGTAGCCTTTACGTTTTGTGATCGTTGAACCACTTGTGAAAACCCCGTTTTCCAACTCCGTGAGTGATGTTGGAAGGACCATTTTCTGGTCTGTTTTGGTGTCGAGGCTCCCGCTTAGATCCAACGGGATGAAGGCTTTTTCTAAGGCCATTACTTTTTTGCAACTTTAAGGTCAGGCTGTTCGTTTTCTTTTTCCTGCTCTAGCAACACTTCTTCCATACCTAATAAACGATGCAACCGTGCTTCTAGTTGTGGAACTTTTGCCAACTCGGTTTTCATACCAACGATCTCGTTTTGTACTTCTTCTAGTGTCATTCTTTTCCTTTTTTAAGTTGTATTATTCAGAAGGATGCATCTTTGCTTCTTGTGCTTCCTTGAAAGCCGTGTAGTCTGCTTTGACTGCATCCGTCCAGACTGCAGTGCAGATTGCTTGTGTCTCTGCTGGTTCACCTGAAATGTCATCATCAGGATGCAGGACATGACGATGGAAACTTCTTGAAAGTTCCACTCCATCTTCACTGACTATCGTTGCCTGACGACAATGGATTGCCTTGAAATCACCCACGACTTCAATCTTGTCGCATTTTACTTCTTTTGTTAATGCCATTTTATTTTTTATTGTTAAGGTTTTAGAGGATCAGGAGGATAATCGTTCTTCAAACGTACTTTCTTTATTACATTTGCTACACACTCATAAACCGGTTCATTCTTTACATTCTCACCAAATATTTCGATTAGATCATTAACGTCTGTAATGTTTTGACCTGTGAAACCAGTTTTATTATGAACAGAATAAAGAATAACTGGAATTTTTTCCAAACCTAACGATAATGCAATAATATTTCTTTGATTTCCTACATCAAAACATCCTTTAATAGTTTTTATCTTATTATTACATTGAACCACCAGTGGATATTTAATACCATCCCGTTTAATAGATTCCACTAAATCAACCGTTTTTTGATTAATCTCATTTGGGTCAATTTCAGTGTAAATGATTTCAGCCATTTTTATTATCCTACTCTATAAGACAAACCAATAACAACCGACCCATCCTCATCCCACTCAGCTACCGTCATCCCTGCTGCTCCTCCCCCACTATTCCATATAATTAGTTCGACATAGTCTGCGCCTTCCGGCGCATATAAGGTCAATGATTCTCCTGCTGTGATATTGATACCACTCACATACCCGACAGTCCCACCAGTCAAAGCCCCACTAGCAATATCAAACGGAAGCCCACCAAGTTTAACATTTCCAGTAGCAGAAGCTTTACTATAGGTTGCAAAATGGCCACTTATGTGGCATATATTCCCGATTCTGGTGTAATACCCCGTAACATAAAAACCGTTCATTGCCATATTATTTCCCCCACCAGAAAATTGACCAGTCCAAGTCCCAGTCTCATAATGGTCTAAGACCTCGTCTCCTGCTGACGTATCTGGTGTTGTTCCAGTTGCGGATGATACTGTCTGTGCGGAAAAATCAATCCCCTTTCCTGCCGTGCCGATGACGAGGTTGCCTGTTTTAACTGTTACATTACCGTCACTTGTATCTATCCGAAATTGTTCTGTAGTGTTATTACTATCTGTATTGTCAGAATTATAAATAATAAAATCACCTGTAGAGACGTTATCTCTTCCTAAACGCCAATCTCTCCCACCAGTATTTGATGAATTTCCTAAAATTAGCTGAGAGGTGCTTGAATTGCCGTTACGGCTAGTTAATGTTCCATTAGGTGCGGAAGTGCCGATGCCGACTTTGCCATCCGCTAAAATTCGCATAGCTTCTACGGAATCATTCCAACAGAATTGAAGATAATCATCAGCAGTATACATCTCCCAATTCCCTGCTGTTCCAGTATCATCTAATACAACTCCAGCATGAGAACTTCCTGCTATATGTAAAAACCTTGATATACCGATTGGGCTGGTTGGGTCATCAGTGCCGATGCCGACATTGCCAGAGGAGTCGATACGCACCCTTTCTACTTCAGCATTTGTTCCATCGGGAGTTGTCCAGAAGGTCACCCGTGTGGGGTTATCACTAGAGTCAGAACCTGTCCCCCAATCTCCATCTGCCTCGATTTTCATCACCGCTTCATTACTCCATGCCGTGTCCCAACCTCTCGCAAAGATAATGCCTATGGTGTCATCGTCCAACGTGGGAGAAGGTGATGCTGCCGTCCCACGGCTGCTGCCAAAGTATAAATTTCCTGCAAGACCCCCAGCACTACCACTGGTCGATAAAAAAAGTTCAGCATTACCGTCAGAAGCGGCTTGAATCTCCATATTCCCCACAGGTGAACTTGTACCGATGCCGACCCGATTATTCGTTGAATCGACCTTTAGTGTGTTTGTGTCTACTGTAAGGTCACCAGAAATCGTGGCTCCTGCGGAGAACGTAACTGCTCCAGCAAAGGTTCCTCCAGAAGATTTACTAACCATATCGGATAGAGTGAAGGACTTGAAGGCTACTATCGAGATTTCATCGTTGAGAGCAGGTGCGACTACTAGAACTATACTTGTTCCATTTGTTGCAGTGTAATCCGTAGTATCTTTAAGCTGAACACCGTTCATAAAGACAATGATGTTATCCTGAATGTATGAAAGTGTTCCTCCTACATCTGCGGTACCTGAGTAGGTCTTACTTGATACTTGACCTGAAGTGGTTACAAACTTGTATTCATCTAAAGATGATTGCCCTGCGGCTGTTGCGGCTATCCACTCAGACCCAGAGTACACCATCATAGTTGAAGTACTACTGTTATAGAACAACGCACCTGTAACTAAAGCGTTCCCATCATTGTCTACACTTGGATTAGATGATTTACTACCTAAGTACCTGTCGTCAAAAGAGTCATAACTCGTTGCGGCATTAGCAGCACTGGTAGCGGCATTCGTTTCAGAAGTTGCGGCTGCACTTGCTGAAGCTGCGGTACTTACTACATCTGCGGCTGTTAATACAGTGTCTGCCCTCGTTAAAAGTTCGTCTGCATGAGTTAATACTACATCTGCATTCGTTGCAACTTTATCTGCCGCTGTTGCCACCCTATCTAACCCTGTCTGTACTTTATCGGCTTCTGCTAGGATAACATCGGCATTTGTAAGAACAACATCTGCGTTAGTGGCTACCTTATCTGCGGCTGTAGCTATTCTATCTAAACCCGTTTGTACCTTGTCTGCTTCTGCTGACACAACGTCTGCATTCGTAAGAACTAAATCTGCCGCTGCTAGACTTGCATACCTCTTTGCTGAATAAACTCCTCCTGCTACTGCTGTTCCTTCTACAAATGATCCTCCACCTAGTGCCCATTGCTTCGCTGACCCTGTAGCTACTGTTGTTCCTTGTGAATACTCTTTAGCACTATACTCTGAACCATCGGATTGAGCTACATTACGAGTATAAGTATTTACTACACCACCAACCTTAGTAGCCCAATCTGCGGTTTCTAATTTGTAGTCTTCAGTATCTTCTTTGTAAGCTAATGTAGCTACCTTCTGTGCTTCAATAGCAGCATCATGAGTATTAAATTGTCCTACATTTGTAGCATCATTATCAGCAGTACCATC